GGGTAAGCTTACGCCATGTCGTGGTATCTCTAAGAACTTTAGGTGTACGCCATCCTCCTTGACAAGTACTAAGTGTAGGTGACTTACCTTTAGGATGATACACTCGTTTCACTGATTGAAATCCTGATACATCAGCATCACCAACATGACACAATCCATCCTTAGAAAATACAAGTTGTCTTCTATTCTTTTCAAAGTAACTCTTTAAGTTACCCCCTTTAAAATAGTTAGCATCAATACAATGTGCTTTGTCTCTGTCTGTTACACCATCTTCAAGTATATCTTGTAGTACTATACCTTTATCTTCTGGTTTATTATACACAGGAATATTAGTCCAGTATAAACGGTGTCTATTTTGTGCTGATACTAGGTTACTATTAATAACTATTGGTTCTACACCTAATGCAGAACTAATAACGTCCTGACTTAACAAGTCCATACGTACATTCTCAAGTAAAAAGTATTTAGGTTTAGTTTCTTTAAGTATACGTACATACTCCCAAAATAATTTGGATCGTGGATCGTCAAAGTTTAATTGTTTTCCTGCACGAGAAAATCCTTGACATGGAGAACCACCTACCAATAGATCAATCTTAGGTTGAAGATGTTGGTGTAAGTCCTTGTCATTCCACGATAAATCAGTAACGCTACCCAAGTGTATAGTCTGTGGATAATTCTCCTTGGCTACCTTGATTGCATACTTGTCAATCTCACTAGCGTAGTAGTTGCATGGAATACCAAGTTTGTCAAGTGCAATCCTGGCACATGACATACCATCAAACAAAGAGAGAACATTTAACTTGTCCACTCTTTCAACGTACCAAGTATCACGAGTCATTTACTTCTCCTATATTTTACACAGTTCACAAGAACCTTGGTCTGTATCATACATCTCATATTTTTTTCCGATATCTTTTTCTAGTTGTTGAATAATCTTTAACCGTTCTTGTCCTACTTCTGTCTCTAACATACGTTGTTGTACCTTTTTACCAGCCAACATACATGGATAACAACCCACTCTATCATTTGTTCCCTCTGAATACAAAGGGTTCTTTGCAATCTTATTCTTCTTTAAATACTCAAACACTTGTTCCGTTGTCCAATCGACAATAGGTAATCGTACTTGTATAGTTGGCCTTAGTTTTTTACTATACCTACTAGGAAATACATCATCAATATCAAATAGTTCATCACTACTCATATCTCCATAACGTCTAGCACGTTGTCCACTCTCTTGTGTACGCATACCAAACCAAAACTCATAGACTGTGGCTCCATCAAATAAATTTTCTTTATACCAATCACGTAAAGCGTATTGTTTAAGGTAAGTGGTGCAGAATCTACCACGCCCAAAAGGAAACTTACCCATCTTCCTTATTATCTCTGGTAAAGTTAACCCTTTATACTTACCATTAGCATTACCCATAGTACGTTGAATAGTAACATTTAATCGTGACTCTAAGTACTTTAAATACTCATAGGTAGTAGGATGTTCCCATCCTGTATCGTTAAAGACAGGGATAATATTTCCTAATGGGTAACTGTTTAATGCTAGTACTAATGATGCAGTACTATCCTTACCTCCGCTTACTGGTACTAAGATATTATTAGACATGCTCTTCTCCTATAAAACAAACCCACTCGTATCATTACGAGCTTCACCTTTAGCTTTAAGACCAACGATAACATTCTTCTTATCCCAAAATCTAAGGTCATCTTTATCACCATCGATGACCTCGTATTTGATTGGCACATGACACCATGCAGAACGTGGCCCCCATATGTAGTGTTCAGGTACTTTCTTAAACACAAAGGATACGTTACATCCATTAGACAATGCTGTCCAACAGTCCTGCATATTACTCTCACTTCTACTAAAAGTCAAGTGATAATTTCTAGGTAGTTTACCTTGCCCATACAGGTACGCACGTTTAGGTACTTTAGTGTAGTCGTAGAACTGTACATCTGGAAAGTCCTGAATGATCCCTGTATTTTCCCAAGGGTAATCACTTGTACCATTAAGACGTACTGCTGCTGCCATGTTATTACGAGTAGCTTTACGTTCAAGTTTAAGTATCTCTTTGGCTAAATGTTTCAAGTAATTCTCACGATCTTCCATAAACATTCTTGTTCTACGTAGCCTGGCATACTGTACCGTAGACATCTTGCCTCGTCCAGCAGTATACAGACACGATTGGATACAACCTTGTGATGCACTAGGACACATGTTATACCCTGACTCTTTGTATGGTGCTAAGTACTGGATGCCTGTCATAACACCACGCTTCTGACCTTTGATAGTCTTAGCATCGTTAGCTATCGTTAACAAAGCCATAACTTTTCTCCTATATTATATTAAGAAATCCTATACCATTACCTTCAGGATCACACATTACCCATGCACATTTAGTTTTCTTACCGTTACTAAAAAGAATCCCGATACAAGGATTACCTAAGTCTTCAAGCGTATCAGGATCATCGTCTACAATGATCCTCTCTACTGTGTACCCTACTAGTTGTTGGTACTCATTGCTGTAATCAACATATGTAGTCATCGCATTACCTCCGATAAGTTAGCTTTGAAATGTAGGTCACGCTCTACACGTAGACCTAGACAACCTCGTACACTTTCCAAGTCAGACAACATGAAGTATCCAAACTCAGGGTAGTCACCTTCAACCCATCCAAAGAATCTCCAATCGTCACCTTCCTTGTTACCCTCAGTGACATACCAAGTCCATGAGCTATCAGGTGTAAAGTATTTAACAACGACAGGTACATCCTCTGTCCCTGCACAGTCATGTGTACCTATCTCTGGTAGTTTTTTCTCGATTCCTTTTGTCATAAGTTTCATGTTACTTCTCCTCTGTTGTAGTCATTAAGTTTACTTGGTGTTGTATCTGTAGCACAACTTCTTTTAGTGCTACAAGAAGATAATCATGCTCGTCAAAACCAAGATGGCTTGCATTGGATTCATCAAACGCATTATGTATCCCATCGTCTACGATATCAAAGATAGGATCAATAAAGTTATAAGACTCTAAGCTTTCCAAGATAGACTCATGTATATCTTCTAGATGTGCTTGGTATTGTGATGGTAAACTCATTTTATTTCTCCTTGAATACTTCTTTAGGTGTTAGTTTAAAACCACGGTCAAACCCACGGTAATAATCGTGTGCGTTCCATGCCCAAAAGTCACTCGCATTTTTCCTTGCAAGTTTATACAGTCCATCCGTAAACCCATCAGCATACGCACTATTCTTGGACTGTTCTTCGTAGTCTTGGCCTTTACTTGAGTAATACTTGGACAATACTTCCTTGTACCTCATCTTATTGTAGATGTGTAGAGTTTTCTCCTCTCTATCTAGTGACCAGATTGGATAAGAAAACGGTGGCTCAAGCCAGTTATCCTCAAGGTCCACCATCATTTCAAATTCCAAGTTCGTTAGTAATACTCGCATAGTATATCCTTTCAGAAACTATATTTAATATATGGTTTAACATTTCCTCTCTAGTCGGTCCATAAGTAATTGCACCACGACCAGCACACTCTCGTATTTCTATTAAGAAACTAAGAGGTACTTCTATAAGACCATCACGATCACTCATTTGACTATGAAGGTACATAAATGTTTCTTTATCAAGCATTAGTCTAGCTCCTTCTCTATACATTCATACGTGAGTCCACTGTACTCACCTATCTGTTTCGTTAGTTCCTCTACAAATATACGACAGTGATCTATCTCTGCCATATGTGCGACTATCGTAGAGGAATTGTTCAGCCAATCGACTAGGATTAAGGCGTACATTTACGAGCCTTTCGTTTCTTAAGCACCAGTTTAGCTACACGTAGGCGTTCATCCTCCTCGTGTGTATTCAACCAGCAATGTAAAGACAAAGCCTTGACCATAGCAATGAGTTCCCATGTCGGTCTACGATCCAGTCTGGCTAATTCATTCGTACTCATAGCGTCACCTAGTACAACAGACATGCAGTCACAAACATGCCTACCAAAATTAACAGCTTGATAAATTCTAAATCCGTATTCATTTCATCATGCTCCATACTTGAATAATACTGACACCAACCGCACCGATGAAGGCACAAACGACAAGCGCAACGATACAAAAGTTAATCGTGAATAACATAATCAATCCTCCTTCTCAGCTTCACTAAGGTTTGTGACCATTACTGACAACCGATCTTGTATGTCCACGTAAAACTCTGTGGGATCGTAGTCACATTTTCCCATAGGAGATGTATGGAGCGCACGAACAATCTTAAATGTCTCGTACATCTGGGTTTCTAACAAAGACAAGGCATCATCCTTTTCGATTTGTGCCTCAGCAATCTCACGAACAGTACCATTACGTTTAGTCATAATCAATTCTCCTTCTTAAAAGTAAGCCCAACGAGTACACGTTAGCTTGGGTTGCTTTGATTCATACCGTACTTGTGCTGGAACGTATTCCGTAGCGTCCAGAAAACTACGCCAGTTAAACTTACGGTAATACTTCAACGCCTCAATCATACTTACCTTGGGTAAGTGATACTTGGACCTGATCGTGGAGGCATCAAACGTACCGTCATCGTTACAAGTAATCGTACCGATACGACAATGATCCCATGTCACAACAATGTGACCGTCACGTTGATGATATCGTAGCTTTGCTGACATTGTATCTCCTCTACTTACCTTGGGTAAGTGACCCGAAAAAAAAATCCAATTCAAACACGACAAAGGGCTTGGCAATCATAGCGACTGCCAAGCTTTCTTTGTTGTGGGTTGTTAGGTTTAACTTTTTGGAAACATATGAGCTTCAATCAATTCTAACATTTCTAAATTGCCAGACTTAATCTGAGCTTTCAATTCTTTGTAGACTTCCTCTACTCTTAATTGTTCCTCAGTTTTAGGCTTTGCTGTTTTCTTTTTCATGTCTGACCATGAAGTAAATTGTGAAAATTTCTCAGCTTTAACTCTACGGTAAGCATTAACTGATTGTGATTTGTACGTTTGCCAAGCTTTAGGTGCTGGTTCACCTGCAATTATTATCTGTTTATTTTCTTCAGGGCAGTGAACCTTGAAAGAATATCCGCACTCTTGATATACCTTATCCCAAAAAGTATGCACATTTCCTTCAGCTTGCATATTTTTCAAGAATTTATTGAGGAAGCCTTGCTCTTGCTCTTTAGTGTTGGCCTCATTTTCCACAATTTCAGTCGCCTTCTGAAGATTTTCAATTGCGTTTTTAATGTTACTCATTTTTTCTTTACCTCACTTTGTTGTACTTACCTAGGGTAAGTGGTTGTTGCGAATCATTCGCAATTAAGTTAATATTTACGGGTGTCCCCGTGATTGCCATTAGATCGGAAAAATCCCGATTTCTAAAGACACTTGCATTTCTCACAATGAAATGGTTTTGGCATGGTATTTGCATATGCATTAATCGTGCCAGATTGTGGAATCTGTAGGATTGCAAATGATAATCATTATCAACAACATGGCATGTTAATTGCATGGTTGTATAATGAGAATGAGAATCATTATCATCTAGATAGTTAATGCAAATGCAAATCATTCGCAATGCAAATGAGAATCATTCGCAACTAAACAAAATTGGCGGTTTTTGCGAATGAGAATCATTCTCAACTAGGTTGTTGCTACTGAGAATCATTCGCAATGAGAATCATTATCAATGCAAATGAGAATCATTCGCATCTGGGGAGATATGGGGGTAGGCCCCTCCCTGGCTTCTTTTTCACACACCATCAAATTATCTCACAGAAATTCCTAACAGCTTTTATAGTTGACATAGATTATTATAAATGTTATAATAGTACTATACAGATTAAGCAAATAACAATAAGTATATACTTCTTTTATTTCTTACTATAATTACTTATCAATGTTAATCTTTGAAGTAACTACTTAGTGCGGCTAATGTAGGGATTTTCAATGCTCTACATAGATACTCCTTGACTTTAAAAATATTGTATGGTATAATAAACATACAATTAAAAGTAAAAGGAGTATCTTATGCTAAAGAGCCTCGTAGCCTCATTAGCGATTATTATTTTATTTTTGTTTTCTATGCCCTATAAGGCGTATGGTTCTGAGGATTATTATAAAGTAGGAGATATAATCCCGGTTCTTTATGTGTGTAGAGATTTGGATCGTATGTTAAAGATAGCAGAAGTAGATATAAAAGATTCTTCTAAAGTGAAAAGTATTATGCGTTTAATGTTTAAAACAAACACTTGTGTAATGTTTCCTAAAGTAATACAAAGTAAGATTAAAGAAATTGTATTATCTTATAAAGACTCTGAACAACGAAAGTCATATCTCCTTGAACTTGAAAGTAAATTGGATATACCAGTTTATATTTGGTATATGGACCCTGTAATTAAATCAAAGGTGAAAGTATGACCCTACGTTATCCTGAACATAAAGACTCTCTTAAAGATTCACGTAACCGATATAGAACTATGTCTCTCTTTCGAGAGTTCTATTTGAGTGAGGTAGAACCTTTATGGACATTACAGGATGAAGACCCACAAGGAGTACTACCTTCTCTTAAGAAACTTTATATGGATATAGGTGATCCTACAGAGTATGAGTTTGCACTCCAAGCTTTTGGTTCATGGAAACATTGGATAAAGATTAAAAGTTCTAAAAATATTAAAGTACACCTTGAGGATTGGCCTATAGAGTTAGAAGTAAAACTAAGGTCAGAAGGTATCAAAGGAGTTATCAAGGAAGCTGAATCAGGTAAAGCAAAGTTTAATGCAGCTAAGTTCTTAGCCAATGCAGATTGGAAAGCGTCAACATCTAAACGAGGCCGCCCATCCAAAGAAGAAGTTGAACGTGAAAGAAAGATCGCAGCTAAATTAAACTCTGAGTTTTCTGAAGATGCTGAACGGATAGGTTTAGCAGTCATCCAGGGAGATCGAACCTAATGATAAAGATTAGTAAGTCTTCTCAGGTTAGTGCTGCTAAACACAAATCAACTAGACACAAACAAGCAATCAAGACTATACGTAAGAAAAGTCTTAAAGCATCTAAGTTAACCAAGTCATTAAAAGTTCCTGATCTTAACAAGAAAAAGAAAAAATGAGTTTAACAGAAGAAGATATTAAAACTGCTGCTGAAGCTGACCTAGTTACCTTCATCAAGCTGATAGCTCCACAGACCGTACTAGGTTCAGTACATACAGAGCTATGCCAGTGGTGGACACGACAGGAAGCTAAACAGTTTCAGTTAATTCTTCTTCCCCGGGATCATCAGAAGTCCCGGATGATTGCGTATCGAGTTGCCTGGTACCTTACTAAACACCCTGATCATAGAGTCCTATACATCTCTTCTACTTCTAACCTTGCAGAGAAACAACTCAAGTTTATTAAAGATATCTTTACATCCAAGATACATCGCCGCTACTGGCCTGATCATATAAATCAGGAGGAAGGTAAACGTGAGAAATGGACAAACTCTGAAATCTCTTTGGATCACCCTCTCAGGAAAGTTGAGGGTGTACGCGACCCTTCTATCTTCACTGCTGGCCTTACAACTTCTATTACCGGCTTACATTGTGATGTCGCTGTCATGGATGATGTGGTGGTATACGAGAACGCATATACTCAAGAAGGGCGTAACAAAGTCAAGTCCCAGTATTCTCTTCTAAGTTCTATTGAAGGCGCAGATGCTAATGAATGGGTTGTAGGTACACGCTATCATTCTAAAGATTTGTATAATGATCTTACAGATATGCAGGAAGAAATCTACGATAATGAAGGTAACGCTATTGACTATGAACCTATCTATGAAAAGTTTGAACGTCAGGTAGAAGACCGGGGTGATGGAGTTGGTGAGTTCTGCTGGCCTAGACAACAACGTAGTGATGGTAAATGGTTTGGGTTTGATCGTAAGATACTGGCACAGAAACGTGGAAAGTACCTGGACAAGACACAGTTCTTTGCACAGTACTACAACAACCCTAACAACCCTGACGGATTAGGTATTTCATCCGACAAATTTCAATACTATGAGAAGTCTCATTTAACAAGGAGTGCTGGTTCATGGTTCTTTAAAGGAAACAGATTAAATGTAGTTGCAGCTATTGACTTTGCTTTCTCTTTAAATAAGAAGGCAGACAATAGTGCTATTGTTGTAGTGGGTATTGATGCTTACGGAAATTACTATGTATTGGATATTGAACGTTTTAAGACAGATCGTATTAGAGACTACTACGATGCGATTCTTCGACAGCATGTTAAGTGGGACTTTAGAAAACTCAGAGCAGAAATCACTGCCGCCCAAAAAGCAGTTGTTCAGGAACTAAAGAACTCTTACATACGTCCTAATGGATTAGCTTTATCAATTGATGAGCATAGTCCTACAAGACATACAGGCTCTAAAGAAGAACGTATACGAGCTATCTTAGAGCCACGGTATGACAACTTAAGTATCTGGCATTATCAGGGAGGGAACTGTCAGATACTGGAAGATGAACTAACACAGGAGTATCCACCACACGATGATGTTAAAGACGCTTTAGCGTGTGCTATTGAAATCGCTATTATACCGACTAGAGCAGGACTACAAACACATGCCAATAGGAATAATATTATTTATAATACTAGGTTTGGAGGGGTGTCAGCACGTTATGGCTAAAAGAACATACACAACAGAAGAAGCAGGACCAGCAAGTACAAACAGATTTGTTCAACGAACTTATACACCGACTAAAGTTGTAACAGGTGCTGAAACAAAACTTGCTGCTGTTCAACCTAATACTACAGGTAAACGTAAGCCTGTGGAAGTTAACCAAGATTCTGCTGGTGGGGGTTCTGTTGATCCTACTCCAGTTGACTTTGCTTCTTTAACAGATTATGAATTATCTAATATGGCTAAGTCAGGCTTTGCAGGAGGATGGAAAGGTCCAGGTTCTATAGCTAGTGGTGTTGCTAGTACGTTAGGGTTGGGATTAGTTACAGCAATAGGGCGTGGAGCTAATATGTATGGAGCTAGTAAAGAAGAAGAAAAAAGAGCGGCAGATCGAGCTTTTGAACAAAAAGTTATTAATGATCCAGAAGTAAGACAAGAAGAAAATGCTCGACTAAGAAATTTTTATACTGATCCTACTCAATGGAATAAGAATAATATTAGTCCAAGACAAGCTAAAGAAGCACAACAAATGCTAACACTTGGAAGAAGTCTAGATGCAGATGATTCAGGATATTCTGATCCTAATGAATCTCCTCCTGATGATGAAGGTGCTGGTGGTGGGTTATAAGGAGTAAATCATGGCTGGTCGTACACAAGACTTTTCAGAGTTCATAGGCACACCTGATGCTTTAGCGAGTGCTATATCCAATCGATTTATTGACTACGAAAAATATAGACGTAGTTGGGTAGAAGAAAAGAAAGAGCTTCGTAACTATCTGTTTGCTACGGATACATCCAAGACTACTAACTCTACGTTACCTTGGAAGAACTCAACAACAACTCCAAAGCTTACACAACTACGAGATAACCTTCACGCTAACTACATGGCTGCATTGTTTCCTAATGATGAATGGCTACTATGGGAAGGTGATGATGAAGATGCTGAAGCAGAGGAGAAACGTAAGGTAATCTCTTCCTACATTATGAATAAGTTACGAACCAGTAACTTTATTAATATTGTGAGTAGTATGGTCTATGACTACATTGACTATGGTAATGTCTTTGGAACGTCTGAATACGTTAATGAAACACGTATGGATGAAGAGACAGGTGAAGTTATACCAGGATATGTTGGACCTAAAGCAATACGTATAAGCCCTTACGATATCCTTATTAATCCTACAGCACAAAGTATTGAGTACTCTCCTAAACTAATACGGACTATGAAGTCTATGGGAGAACTTGCTGCGGATATACAAGACCATCCTGAATGGGGGTACCTTGAAGAAGTTTTCAAAGGGATTATAAATACTCGTAGGAATTTTTCAGGTATGTCTGCTACTGACTTTCATAAATCAGAAGGATATGAGATTGATGGATTTAGTAATATTATTGATTATTATAATTCTGGTTATGTAGAAATACTGGAACTACATGGAGATATCTACAATATTGAAACGGAAGAACTCCTTAAAAATCGTATCATTACTATTGTAGATCGACAAAGAGTTATTCGTAATATCCCCAATCCTAGTTGGCGTGGGAATAGTATACGTCATGCAGGATGGAGACTACGACCTGATAACCTCTATGCTATGGGACCACTGGATAACCTAGTAGGTATGCAGTACAGGATTGATCACCTTGAGAATCTTAAGGCTGATGTCTTTGACTTGATTGCCCATCCAGTAATGAAAGTTAAAGGATTTGTTGAAGACTTCAACTATGGTCCTGGAGAAAAAGTATTTGTAGGTGAAGATGGTGACGTTGATATGATCCGTCCTGATACTACAGCACTTAACGCTGATA